AGAAGCTCAAAGGCTCGTTCGAGGAACGTGCGGCGATCTATCAGAGCGCTTGTGGTGGTCCTTATATGACCAGAGACGAAGTAAGAGCAGAGCAGAATCTCCCGCCGCTTCCTGATGGTCAGGGCAGTCAGATAATCACACCGCTCAACGTAGTCGAAGGCGGTCAGGCAAGCCCTCAAGACACACAGGGCGATGCTTATGACTATCCCGGTGTTGATAACCAGGGCAAAAAGCTCGAGCCGTGCGGATGCAAGGCTTGCAAGCAGGAGGCCGAACTCAGGATAAAAGGACGGAGCGACAAGGAAGACGATGAAAAGGTTCAGTCAGTTCTGACCGAGTTTTTTAAACGTCAGGCCCGTTCGATCATTCCGAAGATAAACGCAGATCCCAAAGACTTCTGGAACGCTGAAAGGTGGGACAAGGAACTTGCTGAAGATCTGCAGCCTGTTTTACAGGCAATATCCGACAAGCACGGTAAAGAGACAGCGGAAGTCCTTGAATCTGAATACTCTGAAGCACTGACAGAGAAGTATATCTCAGTCGCTTCGGAGGCAAGAGCCAAGAAGATAAACGAAGGCACACTCGCACAGATCAACAAGGAACTCAATCGGGACTTCGAAGAAGACGAAGAGCCTGACATCGAACACGTCTACGAAGTAAGAAGCAACACATCAGACGTCCTCGCAAGAAGCGCGGCCGGTGCGATTGCTTCTTTCGCAGTTCAGGAAGCAGCACATCAGGCAATCAGTGACGGAGCGCCGAAAGTCATCGGCAGAGTCGTTGAAAAGGAATGGGTTACCGGAGCAAACGCAAGACCGAGCCACCAGGCTATGAACGGCGAGCGTGTTCCGATCGATGCAGACTTTTCAAACGGTCAGCACTGGCCTGGCGAAGACATTGGAGATCCCGAAGAGTCTTGCGGTTGTAACTGCACGACCGAGGTAGTTATCACAGGAGGTTAAGAAAATGTTATTTAAGACATTTGAATCAAAAACAGATGAAGCCGGCAAAGTTGCTGGCTTTTTTAGTACCTATGACAAGGTACCGGACAGCTACGGCGACATTATCGAGCCCGGAGCGTTCACAAAGACAATCGAGAAGCGTATGGCCACAGGTCATCCGTTCCCGCTTTGCCTCAATCATGACTTCGATAAAGTCATCGGTCGAGTAGACAAAATTGAGGATCAGGAAACAGGACCTTATTACGAGGCGAGTTTCTATAAAACAGGACTTGCTCAGGATGTCCGCGAGTGGACAAAGGACGATGGTCCGATCTATCAGAACAGTTTTGCTTATGACGTCCTTAAACGAAGAGATCCCACAGACGAAGAAAAAGCACTGGGTATCAAGAACGTCCTTCAGGAAATCGAACTTTATGAGATTTCCATTGTTACAGTTCCCGCAAATCAGAACGCAGTGATTACCGAGGTTAAGAGCGTAGAACCCGAGACAAAGGCGGGCAGACGCAACAGCCAGAAGGACGCAGACATCATCAAACAGATCAGAGACCTTGCACAGTCCCTTCTGGACGACAAGGACGACGATACAAAACCCGAGGAAGACGAAGCAGACGAAAAGGCCGCACCCGAAGTCAACGAGGCATCGGAGGAGCAGAAGGACAACGGTAATTCGAAGAGAGCTTCAGACCTTCTCGAAAAAATCAAATCAATAGAAGGAGGTTCCTGACCATGACACTGAAGGAACAGCTTACAGAAAAGAAGCAGGCTCTCATTGACCTTAAGCCTCAGCTCGAGGTTGAGCAGCCTACAGATGAAGCAGTTCAGCAGGGCGAGACGCTCGCAAAAGAGATCGCTGAACTCGAAACAAAGATCGAGAAGGCTGAAAAGTCAGCTCAGATCCTTAAGACGCTTGAAACAGGCGAAACAAAAATCACAGACGACACGGAGGATTCCAAGATGACACAGATTGAAGAGTTTACAAAGAAGTGCGCTGAGATCAGCGACAAGAAGGCAGGTGCAAGAATGCACTTTGAGAAGGCTTACAATTCCGTTGTAACCGCTCCCCAGATCGCAGACGTTGACAGAAGCATCGCTCCCGTCGGCAGAAGAGTTTCAGCAGCTTCATTATTCCAGGAAACACAGATCAGCGGCAACGCTATCACATACTTCCTCGAAGGCGCTTTTGAGACAAATGGAGACATTTCCGCTACAGCTCAGAACAACAAGAAGCCCCAGGTTTCCACATCTTTCGCGCCCACCACACTCGCGCTTTCCAAGCTCGCAGCATGGCTTAAGGAAACAGACGAGATCCTTACAGATGCACCTTTCCTCGCATCTGAGTGCCAGAATACACTCATGCACCAGCTCGGCAAGGTAGAGGATAACTATGTTATCAATGCTATCGGCTCAACAGTTGGCATCGGCGCAGAGACATATGACGGCACAACAGTCACTTTCGCAGACGGAATCCTTGCTTCAATTATGAAGGTAAAGGCTGAGTCTAATTTCGACGCTTCCGTTGTAGTTCTCAATCCTGCTGACATCGTTTCCCTTATGACAGCTAAGGATTCCAACAAGCAGTATTACGGTGGCGGCTACTTCGTAGGCGCTTATGGTAATGGTGCAGTCGGTATTCCTTCCAGCATCTGGGGCGTTCCGATCTATGCTTCTTCTAAGGTTTCTCAGGGCTCTGCTCTTATCGCAGCTCGTGAGGCTGTCAAGACATGGAGAAAGGGCGGCATGGATGTTGCTATCGCAGCTGAGAACGAGGATGACTTCCTTTACAACCGCGTAACACTCAGAGCAGAGGTTAGACTTGCTACTGCAGTCGTTGACCTTAAGGGTGTTGTTCTTCTCGCTTCTAGCGCATCCTGATCTGATCAATTAGGGGAGCCCTAACAAGGCTCCCTTTCTTCTAATTCTTAAGAAAGGAGGCTCGCAACCATGAAGATTGCTATAGTAGGCGGTCGCAAGTGCTGGGTAAATGACGATTATGTATCTGATGAACCCAAGCCCGAAGAGAAGACCGTAGAGATCGAACCGGTTAAGGCAGCGGAGCCTGAGACAAAAGCAAAGCCCGCACCCGCGAACAAAGCGAAGAAAGCACCGGCTAATAAATCAAGGAAGGCAGGATCTGACAAATGAGCGAATTTTTACACGCTAATATGAGTCCTTGGGGCTACATATACGACGCAGAGACGCTCCCTGATTTCTTGAACGCTGCCGAGTTCGGCGCTTTTACTAATGGTAAGTTCGGCTATGACACCCGCATCGATGCGAACATTCCCGCCGCTACAGAAGCAATAAGAAATTATTGCGGTTGGCACGTCAGCCCTAACCTGACTTGTGGAATGATCTACAACGTAAGGGATCTTCGTGACGCTTTCACTGGTCCGGACTTGCTCGTTCAGCTCCCGGCGACATTCGTCACCAGCATCGATAAGATTATCCTCAATGCGGTTATGAACCAGCAGACAGGAGAATACGAAGGCGATGACAAGACTGATGACTATGATCTCGGCGGTGACGGACTTCTCAGGATCTACGATGTCGGCTTCTTAGACCGCAAGAGCAAGATCTTCATCAAGTACACAGCGGGCTATCCTGACGATCAGATCCACGCTATAAAGGAACTCACAGCGCACCGCGTCACTCACGCAGTAACTTCGTCTTATGGAGTTATGTCGGAGGCGGCAGGTGGTGTAAGTATTTCTTACAATGCGTCGTGGGCTGGTAATACCAGGAGCACGGCGCTCCCTGATGACAACAGAGAGGTCCTGAATCCTTACAAGGTTAAGGGGGTGTTCTAAATGCTCCCATCTTTCGCATCACAGACGATCTATAGGATAAGACCGGGAACGAAGACCGAGCGCGGTTCCGAAATTCCCGACTGGAGCCCTGGCAAGGTCAACAGACTTATGATAACAGGGTGCTCAGTTCAGCCCGCAGGCACGAGCTTATCTCAGGACGGCCGTGTGCTTGGCATACAAGACGCATGGACTGCATACCTTCCCGAAGGCTCTGATGTTAAAGCGGGAGACCGTATCGAGTTTGACGGCAAGACGTTCGTTATCAACGGAGAACCGAAGAAATGGACTGCGGCTGCTAATCTCTCCAACATCCAGCTTGATCTCAGAAGATGGGAGGGCTAAACATGGCCAACATCCGCATCGAGTTTAACTCGGCAGGCTTTAAGGAGATCCTCATGTCCGAGGGTACAAAGGAGCTCGTCGAGTCAACCGCTCAGGGCATAGCCGACAGAGCTAACGCCAACAGTGGCCTTGATGACGGCTTTCAAGTATCGACCATACAAGGCGGCTACGGCGGCGGCAGATGGATAGGCTTTGTGTCTACAGCTGACGAGAAGGCAAAGATAGCCGAGGCAGAAAACGGCGCACTAACGGGGGCAATCTTATGAACATCGAAGTATCTATCGACGTTGAAGACGAGGTAAGGCTGGCATTAAAGGACTATGTCACTGTTTATTGCAGGCCGCTTCCCGAAAACTTCTTGACTCCCTGCGTACTTGTCGAGCAGATGGGCGGCACAAGCTCGAACACTATCGACAACTTCGTGATAAGGCTCGGAGCAAGGGCAGCAACGGACGCGGAAGCGCAACAGCTCTTGCGAGTCGCTTTGGGTGTCTTGAAAGCGCAGACAGAGGCGCAGTTCGGGAAACTACGTTATTCAATCACTAACAGTCTGGCGAGCTGGGGGAGCGATCCGGTTCGTCCTGACTTAAAACTTTGCACGGCAACCGTCCAGGCTTACGCGCACCAGGAAACGCTCACTATTCCAGAATCTTAATGGAGGTTAAGAACCTATGGCAACAAATAAGGTTAATTTAGGTATCGGTCTTGCGACTGGTATGTTCTACACCGCTCCCGCTGGTACAGCTCTTCCTTCCTCACCCCTTGAAACTCTCACAAGTGACTGGGCTGAGGTTGGCGCAGTAACCGCAGACGGTATCACATGGGCTACGGGCAAGGACTCTGATCCGCTCCGTAACTGGGCAAAGGAAGTCGAGAGACTTATCGCTTCTGACGAGGGCGGCACAGTAACCGCTCCCCTCATGTATACAAACCAGAAGACACTCGAGACCATCTTTGGCGAGGACAATGTTACTGTTTCCTCTGCCTCTGGCACACACGGCAACATCGTCTCAGTCACAGTCGCTCCCGGTGTCTCTGCTGAGCCTGCCGCTTTCCTCTTCTTGATGAAGGACGGCGACGACATGCTCATGCTCGGTACTTCAAAGGGTATCGTCAGAGAGGTTAGCGATGTCTCATTCGCTCCCACATCTGCAATCACTTGGGAAGCAACCATCGAGGCTGCTTCTTGGACTTTCGCAAAGGACGACGGACAGGTCCCGTCCTAATTCTCGGAGGTAAATAACCATGCCGCAAATTATCAGTTTGAACGATAGCAAGAAGATAGATGTCCTCGCCGTAAAAATCGGCGATAAGACTTACAATATCCCGCTCGGTAACTGTCTCAAGGTAAAGGACTACCGCAAGCTCAAGAACCTCAAGAATGACGAGGACGAGATTTTTAACTTCCTCGCTCAGTACATTCCCGAGGACGTTATGGACGAGCTCAATCTCGGAGACGTTACGGAGATCTTTAATGCGTGGTCAAAGGCTACGCAGGAAGCGAGCGGTCAGACATTGGGGGAATCATAAGCCTTGCGAGGTTCGCAGACGAGCATCGTGAGGCATTAGAGTATGACCTACTCACCCGCACACGCTATCAATTAGACGATGTCGGGGGCACTCTTTCGTGGAGTGCCCTCTATTCGTTTATTAGACACTTAACTCCTGACAGTGCCCTCGGTCGAGACTTAGAGAAGTACACGGGTTGGGAGACAACGGTTAAGACGAACACAATACTCGCGGACATTTACGACCTACTGCAAGTCATAAATGCCAACCTCTGCGGGTTAGGTTCAAAACACCATACAAGAAAGAAGATAAAGCCTTACCCGAGACCGGGCAAGGATGAAAATAACGAGCGCAAGATCGGCAAGGGTGGACTCCCTATCGACAAGTTGCGCGAATGGATAAGGAGCAAGCAACATGGCTAACGGAATTGAGGTCGCTAAGGCGTATGTGACCATTGTCCCTTCAATGGAAGGATCACAGAAGACCATAGCCGCTGAACTTGGTGCGGTCACATCGGAAGCTTCCGAGAAGGCGGGCTCCGAAGGTGGTTCGAAGTTTGGCAAGAGCTTCGCAACGGGTATCAAGGTCGCAGGCGCTACTATCGGCGCAGCTCTGGCAGCAACAACGGCGGCAGTCGTAGCAAGCGGCAAGGCTTTCGTTAACGCGGCTCAGGACGTAGCCGCCTACGGTAACGAGATCGACAAGGAATCGCAAAAACTCGGTATTTCCGCTCAGGCTTACCAGGAGTGGGACTTCATCATGCAGCACGCGGGCGCATCCATTGACGGCATGAAGACCGCCATGAAGAAGCTCGTAACTGAAGCGCAGAACGGCAGCGACGCCTTTGAAGCTCTGGGACTGTCGCAGGAGCAGGTCGCCAACATGAGCCAGGAAGACTTGTTCTACACCACGATCTCGGCCCTTCAAGACATGGAGAGCCAGGAACAAAGGACGGCCCTCGCATCGCAGCTCCTGGGTAAGCAAGCTATGGAGCTTGGTCCGCTCTTCAATATGTCCTCAGCAGACCTTGAAGAAATGCGTCAGCAGGCGCACGAGTTAGGCGCAGTAATGAGTGATGAGGCGATCGCAAGCTCGGCACAGTTCCAAGACAGTTTGCAGAACGTCCAGGCATCGCTCTCGGGCCTCAAAAACAATATGATGTCCGAGTTCCTTCCGTCCATGTCAACAGTAATGGACGGCCTCTCGTCTATCTTCTCAGGCTCCGACATTGACGGTGGTCTTGCAAAGATAGAGTCAGGCGTGCAGGAGCTCGCAAATAACCTCGTAGCAAAGGCGCCTCAGATCTTCGCAATAGGCGGATCTATCGTGAAGGCTCTGACCACTTCGATAGTTACCAACCTCCCGACCTTGCTCGATGCGGCTCTGCCTATCCTGACAGACTTTATAACTATGGTTATAGACCTCGCGCCTCAGCTTGTAGATGCGGTCTTCCAGCTCATAAACGGACTGTTAGACTGGCTCGTTAACGGCGAGGGACTTAGTACAATCCTCAACGGCATAGTTCAGTTAACAGTCTCTATCACAAACGCACTTGCGGAGAACATCGGCACCATTATCCCGATGGTCGTAGGTGCTATCTTGGAAGTAATCAACACGTTAACCTCGCCCGAGGTCGTAGTGCCTATGATCCAGGCGGGCATATCATTACTCTTGGAGCTCGTTAAGGGTATCTTGTCAGCAATTCCGCAGTTGATCGAAGCGATCCCGGTAATCATTGAGAACATCGTCACTACGCTTTTGGAAGGC